AAAACCGGCGGGTCGATTCCCCGTAACACCGGCCCGGGTACCCCGTCAGCGACCAAATCCCTCGTCCATGACGTGGACATTTACCTGGTGTGGTTCGCGGCGAACGACGACCCGGACGCGGACACGTGGTTCCCCGGGATGGTGGACGCGGTGATGTACACGCTGCGGACCGCTCCTGACCCCGTTCAGGTCACCGACCCCTACTCGGGGATGTCTTCCCAGCTTGTGAACGTCGGTGAGCAGATGGACGTGAAAATCGGCCTGATCGCTGTCGGCGACGAGGTGTTCGGCCGGTACGACGCGCTGATCACCGTCACCGTGTGGGAGATCTTCCGCGCCTGACCCCTCCCCTTTTTTTTGTCCCGTTTTTCCCTGGATGCCCCAGCTAACCCGAGCGAAGGAGCTGTGTGAGGGCGAAATACATCGGCCACCAGGAACGCATCTACCCCGACTACCGGGACCTGTCCACCGGGGCGACGCTGACCGCGCAGCCCGGCACCGTCTACGACATTGGTGTCACCGCGTCCCGGTGGCCCCTGCCGCCGGTGCCCCCTGACGGCCGGTTCGTCACCGAGCCGGCGAAGAAAACCCCGCCGGCGCCCCGCCCGGCGGCGGAGGGGGGGAAGACTGATGGCCGGTCCTAACATTCCTGTCTCGGTCGCCCCGTCCACCAGGTCGTGGCTGGGGGTCGCCCGGGAGATGACTACCGGCACCCCGGTGCTGCCCACCAACGTCATCCCCCAGGACGCCAAGTCCTACAAACCGGAAGACACCCCGAAGTTCCTGCCGGATGAGGCGATCCGGGGGTCGATGGCGCTCACCTACGGGCAGATCCTCGGCCCGGAAGACGCCACCTTGAATTTCGGCGGCCCGGTGTTCCTCGACACGCACGGGTTCATGCTGGACAACACGTTCGGGGACCTGTCCGCCACCGGCGCCGGCGCGGCGAACACCACCACCCTCGCGTCCGCCACGTCCGTGGGGGCGACCACCGCGTCGATCACCGCTGACACCGGGTACTCCGACGGGTCCTACGTGCAGATCGACACCGGCCCGGTCGCTGAGGTGGTGCAGCTGTCCGCCGCCCCGTCAGGAGCCGGCCCGTACACGGTCACGTTCGCCGGGTACCCGCTGCGGTTCCCCCACGCCCAGGGGACGTCCGTGAGCACGGTGACCGCGCCGTTCACATCCCGGTTCGCGCTGCTCAACTCCGACCTCGGGTACGGGGGGATCCCGGGAGCCCAGCCACCCACCCACACCCTCACCGACCACACCTCCCTCACCGCCACGGTGGGTGCCCGGTCCTACCCGTCGGCGTGCCTGTCGAAACTGGACTTCACCGGCAACGCCGAGCAGCTCCTGGAGGTGAAGTTCACCGGGAACTCGTGGCTGTCCGCGCCCGCGTCCGCGTCCCCGGTGAAAACCCTCACCGCCGCCGAACCGGTCGCCGCGTGGCAATCCGCCGTCAAAATCGGCGGCACCCCGGTGTATGACATCGGCGACTGGGCGGTGTCGGTCACCCGCAAACTCCAGACCTACTGGACCGCGCAGGGATCCCCGAACCCGTTCGTCATCGCCCGCGGGGAACTGTCGATCACCGGGACGCTGAACTTCACCGTCGCCGAAGACGAGTCAGCGTTGCTGTACATGCTGAACAACACCCAGCCGTCCCTGCAGATCACCTTGTCGAACGGCCTGTCCGGGGCGAACGAGCTCGCGGTGACGTTCACCGCGACGAAAGCGGCGTTCACCAAGTCCGCCCCGGACCGCAACGCGGTCCTCATCGGCTACCAGACCTCATTCGACTGCGTGGCCAACACCACCGACGTGGGCGGGTCCGGCGGCCTCGGCCCCGGCACGTTCACCGTCACCTCCAGCCTCATCTACTAACCGCGGTGAACGACCGCGGCACGGCAACGGAAGCGAGCACCTGTGGCACGTATCGACCTGCCCTCCGGGGCGTGGGTGGAATACCGGGACACCCTGACCGCCGGCGACATGTTCGCGGTGCAGGAATCCATCGTGTTCGACTCCGACGGGGGGAAAATCACCTACCACGGCGGCCTGCAGAACCAGATGCGGAACGCGTTGCTGACCAGGATCATCACCGCCTGGTCGTTCGAGGACAAAGGCATCCCCATCCCGTCCCGTCACGTGGCCCGGGCATCGGTGTTCACCGACATGGACATGTCCATCGACGATTACAACACGCTCGCCGCCGCTGTCGAGCCGCTGGTGACGAAGGTGCGCTGGCAGGCCCCAAACCCTCAGCCGTCGCAGACCTGACCGCGTTTTTCCTGGCCGGGCGGGGACGTCTCCCCGCCGGCATGCCGCAGGACATGCTCATCAAAGACATGTTCGCGGAAGCCTACGGCTGGCATCCCCGCCAGGTGGACAACCTCACCGTGGAAGAACTGGAATGGCTGCCGCGGATCATCCAGGCTAAAACCGCCGCCCGCACCCGCGCCCAGTCCGCCCGCACCCAGCGAGGAGGACCGTCGATGACCGGTGCCGCGGCGGCTGCGAACAGGTTCCCCCGGTGACGCCGGGGGAACTTCCCGGCTACCTGGCCGCGATGCGGGACACCGCCGCGTCCGCCGCTGCCCCGGCGGCGGACGCGATGGCCGCCGCGTTCCAGGACCACGTGCAGAACGTGACGTTGCGGCAGTCGGGGACGCATCCCCCGTTCACCCGCACCCCCGCCCCCCCGGGGGCACCCCCGGCGCGGATCACCGGGGACCTGTCCTCCTCGGTGATCGTGCGGCCGGCGCGGGGCGCGGTGACAGCGACCGCGTCGGCCGGGCCGACCGTGATCTACGCGGCGGTGCAGGAGTACGGCCGTGTCATCTCCGCGCGGAACGTGAAGTACATGCGGTGGTTCATGGACGGCACCTGGTGGTACCGGCGGCGCGTGTACGTGCCGCCCCGGCCGTACATGCGTCCCGCGCGGACCGCGGTGATCCGGGACGGCACCTTGCGCCGCGCCGCAGCCGCCGCGTTCACTGACCGCATGTCAGCGTTCTTCTGACCCGCCCCCGGGGGGTTTCCCCCGGCGGGCACCCGGATACCCGCGGCAGGGGGTGGGTGGGTGCCCGCTGAGCCGCTGCCGGAGATCACCCAGTCCTTCGAAGCGGACGTTTCGGGGTATGTCGCGGGCCTGGAAGCGGCGATCGCGGCGGCGCGGGCGTTCGCGGAGGCGAACGCGGAAGCTGTCGCGGCGGTGGAGGCGCTGCACGCGTCCATTGACGCGCTGCCCGCCGTGCATGAAACCGTGATCCGGGTCCGGTACGAAACCGAAGGCGCAGCCGGCGCCGCAGCCGCCGCGGCGGCTGCGGCGGAAACCGGCGGGACGACTGTCATTTCCTCACGGGGCGCGGAGCGTGGCGGCCCGGTGGTCATCCCCCCGGCTGGTGCCGCCGGCGGGGGGATGAGCGAGGGGGAAGCCGCCGCGCTGGCTTCCGCCGCGGCGCAGGCCGAAGCCGCCGCGGGGGCGTTCCGGGACGCCGCCGCCGCGGACCGGGACCTGTCCGCCGCCATGATCGACGTGATCGCGGCGGCGGGGGTGTCGTCGGGGGCGCAGGAACGCCTGTTCGCTGTCGACGCGGAAGGTACCGCGTCTGTGATCACGCTGACCGCGGCGACCCGGGACCAGGCGGCCGCTGCGGCGCAGGCAGCGCTCGCCACGCAGGCGCTGAAAGAGACACAGGACAGTTACACCGCCGGGATGGACGCGGCGATCGCCGGGCAGCTCGCCGCGGTCCGCGCCGCGCAGGCCCTCGCCCGCGGGTTCGCCGAAACGGAAAACGGGGAGAAAATACTCACCGGCGGCGCCGGGGACGTGGACGCGGCGCTGCGGGCGATGGCGGCGGGCACGCAGACCGCGACCGCGGCGACGGTCGCGTTCGGTTTGACCGCGTCGCAGATCCACTGGATCATCTCCGGCAGTTTCGAATACCTCGCGGTGGCCATCCCGGGGGCGGTGGCGGCGGCCGCCGGCGCGATGGTGCTGTACCAGGGGGTGGCTGAACGCACCGGGGTGCGGCTGGAAGCCCTCCGCACCACCACCGAGGCGCTCGGCCCGGCGTTCGGCCGCACCGCCGGGGATGTCCTCGGGGTGGGGCACGCGCTGCAAGCCGCGCAGAACGCGGCGAACCCGATCGCCTGGTCGCTGCTGGGGAACGTGATCGATGTGGCCCGCGCCCACCTGGGCAACTTCGCCCAGATGGGGTTGCGGGTCGCGCAGGTTTTCCAGCGGTTCGCCGCCGAGGTCACCCTCGACATGACGGGGGCGTTCGGTCACCACCTCGCCGGGCTGCTGTCCGCGGCGGTCAGTGACCTGGTGGAGTTCGGGCAGATCCTCGGCAACATCGGTCACGCGGTGCTGAATTTCGCGTCCGCGATGCCGGGCCTGGCGGAAGTGCTGCTGAAAGTCGCCGACGCGATCAGCCGGGTGATCTTGTGGGTGTCGGAACTGCCCGCGCCGCTGATCACCGCGGTCATGGGGTTTGAGGAGTTTGTCCGCTGGGGGGGGCTGCTGACCAGCGGTATCGGGTCGCTGCTGCTCGGCCTGGGCAAGATGATCGGGGTCACCACCGACGCCGGGTACGCGATCTCGATGGCCGGGGTGGAAGCGAAAACCGCCTCCGCCGGGTTCTGGACCTTCGCCCGGTCCGTGGTGGTGTTCCTGGCCACCAACCCGGTGGGGTGGCTGATCGACGCCGCGGCGGCGCTGACCGTGTTCGGGGTCGCGGTCGCCACCGCGAAAGACCCCACCCAGCAGTGGGTCACGTCGGTGAACCAGATGGTCGCGAAAGCCCCCGACGTTTCGGTGCTGAACACCACCGTGCAGGCGCTGGCCGCCACCAGCAGCCAGCTCGCGCAAGCCCAGGACGTGCTGAACAGCAAAACATCAGCGTGGGCCGCGATCACCTCCGGGACACAGCAGGACGTCAGCGCCCTGCAAGCCGAGCATCAGCGGCTGATCGGCACGCTCGGCACCGAAAGCTCTGACGTCGGCTACATCGCTTCCACCTACAAGGTGGGGTTCGCCGCCGCGGTCGGGATCGCCGCCGCGGCGGGGGTGAAACTCACCCAGACCTTGCAAGGCAACAGCCGGGCCGCGCAGGTGGCCCGGCAGCAGATCGCCGCCCTGGTCACCGGGTATGAGTCGATCGGCCAGACCGGGGGGGCGCTCGGCGCGTCGATGAACGCGCTCAGCTTGCAAACCTCCCTGCAGGGCACGCAGGTCAGCAAACTGAACCAGGCGTGGGATGCCTACTTCCAGACCCTGACCGGCGGCACGTCCGCGTTGTCGTCGTTTTACACCGACATCCAGCAGATGGGGAACGTCGCCCCCGCCGTCGGGTCGAAGATCAGCGCGTTCTCCGGCCAAACCCAGCTGTCGGTGCAAGGGATCGCGGCGGCGCTCACCTCGTTTTCCGGGCAGTCCGCCCAGGTGTGGCAGTCATTCGACCAGTCGGTGACGCAGGCGGGGACCACGTCGGACTGGCTGCGGACCGCGATGGCCGCGGGGGTGCTGTCAGCGGGCCAGTACACCGAAGCGGTCAAGGGCCTGGTCGCGCAGCTGGTGCCGTACGCGAGCCAGTCGCAGGCGGCGCAAGCCGAACTGATCGGCCTGGCGCAGCAAGTCGACCCGAACATCACCAGCTTCCAGCAGCTCACCACCTGGGTGGGGAACACCTCAACGGCCACCAGCGGCCTGAACAGCGCGGTCACCACGGCGACCGTCAAACTCGGCGACCTGAACGGTGTCGCCCAGCAGCTCACCGGCACC